TTTTTTAACTAAAGGGGTTAACAAGCATTTACCCACTCCTGCACCCACACCTGTATTATTATCGCTATCATAACCATTACCACCCTCGGTGTTGTCATCCTCTGAATCCTCCGTTATGCTATTATCACTAGTGTTACTTTTTACACTACAATTCTTTTTACGCGACACAGTTGACGTATTTATTTTTCTCTTGTCATTAGGTTGAAATACTAATTTCCATGAGCTATTATCTATACAATATTTATTGCTATCAGTATACAATATTTTATAGTTCTCCCTACGATAAAACGTCTTACGCTTCCTCCACTGATTCTGGAATAAACCATGTGAATCTATAATATCAATAACCAAAGGACTACTATGCTTCTCTCTCAAAATTCTACCTACACTTTGTTGTATATCCGTCTTAGGAGTTGCCATAATAAGTGTAGTTAGTGTCTTTATATCCAGCGCTTCTGCAGCCATCGCATAAGTTGCTATTACTATCTTTTTACCTTCAGTTTCTTTTAACGCTGTTTGTTTCATCCCTCCTATATAGTAACCTACTGTTGTCATATTTCGGTGACTTATTGCGTCATACAAATATTTCAATAAACATTTATTATGCGCTAAAATCATTATCTGTTTACATGATGACGTGTCTTTCAATAAATCACCAAGCACCGTTAATATAAACTCACTACGCCGATTATAATCACATAATTTGCTTATCATACTACTGTACGCTGGGTTACCTCTATAGTCATACTTAACCTCATTAAATTCTTCATCTTCGGTCTTGTATTCGATACCTTTTACCACTACTTTATGCTCACTATCACGCGCGCCTTTGAAAACAACTGGACCTAAAAACATCTTAAATACAAATGTAGTTCCATCCTTACGGTCCATAGTAGCGGATAACCCTAGCATGTATTTGGTTATTATTTTGAATAATGTCTTGCTAAATACTTCACTTGATATATGATGCACTTCGTCTATTATCGTCAAGCCAAAACTATCGAATATAGTACTCGGATATTCTTTCATAGACAAACTTTGTAACATTCCAATAACGATGTCTTTATCATCAATATCTATTACTTGTCCCTGAATTTTACCTATGCGTGCTTTTGGTAAAAACTGTTCAATTCTTTCAATCCACTGATTCATCAAAAATTCCTTGTGGACAATAATCAAGGTTTTTTTTTTCAATTCAGATATGATATTCAAAGACAACACCGTTTTACCAAACGCACAAGGCAGTTCTAATAACCCTCCACCTATCTTAGTTTTAGAAACATGGTCTAAGTAAGTAGAAACAACGCCTTTTTGGTTATCACGTAAACTACCTTTGAATTCCAGGGCTATGTCTTCGCCGTTCTTTATTTTTACTTTATCGACATTACCATAATGTTCGACACCATAGTAATGTGGTACATATATTTTATTATTTGATTCGCGGTAAACTGGGAATCCTTGGGGGTTAGTATTAGGAGCACCATGAATTTTTGGTGTTATTGTCAGTTCCTCTCTGATTTTTTTTTCTTGTTGAACCGTCAATATTGATTTAGGTATTGTATACCCTTTTTTGCCTATATATAAATAATTATCGTCGACCATCGTAGTATTTAGTATTTTTAGTAAGTAATATTTATATCCTTTTGGTTTTCATTTTTATTATAAAAATAAATAAAATCTCAAACTATGATATATATTATGAATCAAGAGATATCATTTAAAAAAGTAAATACTGGCGAAATGTTGTTGTCTATTCTATTTATTGTTTATCTAATTATGGGGTTTAATACACCATCTGAAGTTGCAGCAATCATCGATGCTTTACCTGGTAAGATTGTTGTATTATTAGTCATATTATACTTATTCATGTATCATAATCCGATAGTAGGTATTTTAGCAATATTAGTAGCATTCGATCTTTTTAGAAGGTCATCACATGCCGACAAAACAGATGACACCCAAAAAACAAAGAAAATAAATCGTCATGCATATCAACTACCAAAAAGTGATAGTGAATTTACACAATTTAATCAATTCCCATTTACATTAGAACAAGAAATGGTTAGCAAGATGGCACCTGCTGTTAACTCTGGTAAACCCAATAACAAAGCATCTTACCAACCTACACTAGATAATTTACATGATGCATCGACTCTTATTTAAATATATTATTATCACCTCACAAATTATATTATTGATATTATAAATTATATATGTTTATAATATGGATAAACAGATAACTAATATTTTATTATCCTTAACATATAATAATTATGCATCATACCAAACAAAAATTACTAATGTGATTGGTAAACATTATATCATATTTTTGATTTTATTAATTATTATAGTTGTTTTTAATGTAAGTATATTGTCATCAATTGATGTACAAATACTAAGATTACACACATGGAGAGATTATAAATATTTTCATGTAAATAACGATTCTAAAACAATAAGTAATATTAATTCATTTCTTAAGAATAATCCGCAAAAAATACCAAAAATAATTCACCAGATATGGATTGGACCTAAAGATGTACCTTGGAAATGGATTAATTCTTTTAAAGAAGATTTCATGAAGAAACATCCAGGGTGGAAATATTATTTATGGACGGACAAAGAAGTTGCAAAGTTAAATTTAGTAAATAAAACTCATTATGATAATGAAAAAGGGTATAACGGAAAAGCTGATATACTAAGATATGAACTGTTATACAAGTTTGGTGGTATATATATTGATGCTGACTCATACTGGTTAGGTTTGGATTTGGGTGACTTGATTAAGCAAACCAATTATACTGGTTTCTTTGCTGCAATCGAGAATAAAAAAAAATGTAATAAATGCTTAGCGAACGGTGTATTAGGTAGTTCTGTTAATAATCCTATCGCAAAATATTTAGTAGACATACTTAATAAACAATACAATAAACACATACGGGATTACGCCGTTGGACCTTGGAAAACACTAGGACCATATTATGTAGACCAAGTATTGTATAAGTTTAATATTACTGTATTTCCAGATTATTATTTTTATCCAATATATTGGGTGTCAGGAAACAAATCGTATGAAATACCAATAGAAGAACAAAAGAAACTATACCCAAATAGTTACATGACACAATATGGATATACAACCAACGGTTTAAAAGGTGATGAATAATTATATGATTTTTGAAAATATCATGATATCATATAATTATTCTTAGTTATCATTATTATTTATTATCACGTCTGATAACATTGCTCGCACCTTCTCTCATTTCTGAAAACGTAGGTATTACAGGTAAACGTAATTTATCATCTGTAAACATCGTATATAAATAATTTAGAACATAAAATATAAATACAAACAGTATTGTGAATAGAACGGTTTTGGCCGCTGTTTTGAATCCAGGGCTATTAAAAAAGCTGCCTGAATCACTACCAGAACTGTCATCACTACTATCATCTGAAGATGCGCCTGTTGGTTTGCAATCAATATAAATACCTTCTGCATTTTTTCCTGGGCCATTAGAATTGAAAAACAAGTCATAGTTGTCTATTGACATATTATTTGGTTTAATAATGCTGCCCATTATACTTACAATACTTTGTTTGACAGATATACCATCAAGTGAGCCAAATACTATCACGTTAGCAGGAGTACCATGCATGTCTTTTCCAGTATAGGCGAAAAATTTTGAATTAGGTACTATGTCATCTAGGGTAAAATTAGATTCATTAAAGGTTGTTTTCTCACCATCACTTGGGGCTTTCGAAGCTACCTGGTTTATAATTTTCGCTAAAATAACTGAAGCTTTACTTCTAAAATTTGACTCTATGATTGGTATACAAACCATTAATTTTAAGCTACTCGTATCGGAAGTGTGTTCGATGATAATTTCACCAGCAGTTTTGTCATTATTAAAATTATGTACAGATGGTGCAAAAATGTATATAGCGCTGACATTATAGCTTTCATTATTATAAGAAACAGGTGATTTTGTGCTATCATCGGGCTTCAACATAATTGATTTACCTAGGTTGGTTGCTACTATGTTTGTTTTAGGATAATCAAAATTATATAAACATTTATTATCACATTTACCTACTACATTTTTAGCTGATATATTCATCGTTATTAATATAACTATACAAATAAAAATAAATAACTATTTATATATATATGAAATTATCAAAAGGTAAAATACAAAAATTACATAATACAAAAAACCAATCACAACGTAAAAATAAAAAAAAAGGTAAAAAACGTCCTGCTAACCATAACACATTAAGAAAACGACACACTAATTTAGCGACAAAAACATTAAAAAGAAAGAATAAATCTACTCTTTATGGTGGTAAGGATGATACTAGTAAGGTAGGACAAAAGTTTGAAGAGTTAATAGATGTGATGTCAGAGGTTTTAGCTAGCAAGGTAGCTAGCAAAATAGGTTCAACAGGTCAAGGTAGTAGTAGTGGCGATAGTAAAGAATTTCAGGACCCTATAGAAGCAAATAAAACAGCAGCTGAAAAGGTCGTCACTGATTCCGACGAGATAGCTAATGCTATAAAACCAGCAACACCAGCAACACCAGCAACACAACCAGATGCAACACCAGAAACACAACCAGATGCAACACCAGAAACACAACCAGATGCAACACCACAGGAAGCAACACCAGTAGTCCCCCCTAAGAAAAGTAGATTCTCAAGCTTTTTTAATTCAACACGAAAAATGAGGAATTCTGCAAAAAAATCGTGGGCTGATGGTAAGGACAAAAGAGATGCGCGTAGAAAGGCTTTTGGTGATAGATTGGATTCTGCAAAACAAGCTGCAAGTCAAGCTGCAAGTCAAGCTAGAGAATCTGTTAATAAGAGTCTACAATCTATTGATGACAAAAAAGCAAATAAAATATTCGATGATAATGATGAAGATAAAAGTGGAAAACTTAATGAAACTGAATACAAGACCATAAAAGATAAAGTTAGTAGTGGAGAAGGATTGACATTACCAGAATATGATGAACAAACATATAAAGAAACATATCCAGAGGGAATCGATAAAAAGCAATTTGTACAATTATACAAAACCGCAATTACACAGGTAAAAGCAGAGGCAAAAGCAAACAAAATATTCGATGATAATGATACAGATAAAAGTGGAAAAATTGATGAAACTGAATACAAAGTTATAAAAGATAAACTTGTTAGAGAAGAAGGATTGCAATTACCAGATTATGAGGAAATATCAAGTGACAAAAAAGATGCAGACGGAGTGAATAAAGAGCAATTTGCGAAATTATACAAGGATGCAGCAGCTAATTCAAGTATGTTTTCAAGGATGTCTTCAAAGGCGTCTTCAAAAGGGTCTAATGTAACCCGAAAAATGAGGGATTCTTTTGATAAGAGTACACAATCTATTGATGAAAAAAAAGCAAATAAAATATTCGATGATAATGATAAAGATAAAAGTGGAAAAATTAATAAATCTGAATATGAAGGTATACAAGCACAATTTGTGAATGACGGAGGTTTTTTGACATTACCAGATTATGACAAAATACCACAGGGAGAAAAAGAGGAAGACGGAGTTAATAAAAAGCAATTCGTGCAATTATACAAAACCGCAATTACAGAGGCAAAGGCAAATTCAACTAAAACAGGAGAAGAGGCAAAAAAAGCAGAGGCACCTGCAATAAAAGCAGAGATACCGCCAATAGAAGCAGAGGCAAACGACATATTACAGAAGGCTGGTCTAGATCTAGACAAAGACAAAATTAATCCACTTGAATACAAGAAGATAAAACATCATCTTAAAACAAAAGGATTGAAACTACAAGATTATAAGGCAATACCAAAGGAAGAAAAAGATAAAGATGGAATTACTAAGGAAAAATTCGTGAACTTATACAAGGTTGCAAAGACACCGGCAAAAGCAGGTGGCGCAAAGAAAAATCGTACACGTAAATTAAAAGGAAACAAAAGGGTAAACAAAAAGGGAAAAGGAAAAAAGAATAATAAATAAGCTCTACTAACAAATACCCTCTAACAAATACAAATCATACAAAATAATAAACCAATAATAAACCAATAATAAATCAATAATAAATCAATAATAAATCAATAATAAACCAATAATAAACCAATAATAAATCAATAATAAATCAATAATAAATCAATAATAAACCAATAATAATATTCGAATTTAGTTTTATAAAATCGTCAAAATAAGAAACTATTTTATAAAAATGGTAAGTACTTTATAGTATTATTTTCGTAAAGGGTTATTTTGTATTGGCTATTCAACCCATCTACAAATACTACATCGCCAGAAAATAATCTATCACACCCATATTCATTTGTGCAATTACAATTATTCTTTATTATTGGTAGCTTTATACTATTACGTTGGTTGCTTATCGTGTAATATTGCCATTTATCACGATTGACATACAACGGTCTACCCATAAGAGGTATCACTTTTTCTTTTTCATTCACTCCAGTAAGAAACCCTACTTGGCGATACTCTGTATCAACCGCTCCTATATTCGTAGGAACATTAATAGGAACCATACCTATAGGTCTTGTAAAATAACGTTCGTCTTTAAGTGGCGCTGCATATGGGTTTAATAACACGTCATTTGGCATATTGCTATATGGATAATTTGGCATAATTGGGTAACCCACGGCAGTCGCACCACACCCATCTTGGCCATTTTGCTGTACGATTATTTTTTCAGATGGGTTATTGCTTCTAATTTGACTAAAAAAATTACCATAAATCATCATAGAAATAATAACAATCAAAACGATAATAATAATTAACAGACTTCTGTTATCTATACATAAAATACCTGGTGGACATTTCTTCATTACTTATAAAATATATATATATTATTACACCCAGAGACGTATTAATATATATTGCCAAGTTTATTCAATCATCCATGTTATTTCGTCTTTTAATTAGAAGACGTAATCTTGGATGCCATATCAGAGATAGCATTCAAACTATCCATATTAAATCCTGATGGCATCCCTGATGGTATTCCTGACTTTGATTTAGAATCCTTACTTCCACCTCCACTTCCACTTCCACTTGCACCTCCACTTCCACCTCCGTTCATGTTCATAAATTTACTCGCAGTATCCATTAAAGGACCCATTTTATCCATCATGGGACCAAATGATTCCATAGCTTCAGCCAACTTCATTTGTTGTTCCATTAAACGATTAGTATCCTCAGTTAAATTCTTGACGCCATCACCTCCTAAAATCTTGTTAAGATCATCATATGCGTTCTCAACCGTTGCTGCATAGTCAATATCGGTTCCTTTTTTATGTCTATTTCTCTTTACATCAAACGATTCATTTTCATTTTTTGGTTTAACCACATTCTCTGACTTCTTTACCTTATCCTTTTTTAATTTCTTTGCTTTTGCATCTTTGGTATCGTCGTCTTCCTCGTTATCAGAATTCGTGTCCATACCTTCTTTTACTCTATTAAGACCCGAAAATAGTCCTACTAAAACAATAGGAACAGCTAACACAATAATCATATTTTTACTAAAGTAGCTTGTGATTAACCCTAATACGACAAAGTATACCACTAAATCTAATTTATTGGTCATAACATAGCACATAACCATTATAAAGGATACTACAAATACTAAATGAAGGACGATTTTGTTGTTCAATATTTTTTCATTTACAAATTTGGACCCAGAGATTTTTTTAGAAATCCTACTCGATTTATTTTTCATTTATATATATATATTTTAAAAAAAAATGAATATGTATATACCTTTTTATTGATGTGATAAATTAATATAAAACATACAAATGGCACTAACTAATAATTACAACAATTACAACATGCATCATACTTCACGACATCCAGCAAACAACACCATCTATCCCAGGAATGACCCACGAGATGTTGACAGCGATGACGACTATGATGAGGACGATGACTATGATTCTGACGAAGATGACATATACGACCCTGAAGAAGAAAGCGCTACAAGATTCAACATAGTATATTGTGATTTGTACAAAGAATTGCTACATGGCGAAACAAATAATGAACACCTGAAAAAATCATTTCTAGTTATTAATAGATACAAGAAACTCGATTTGGAAAGAAATCAGAGTTATCTAGACAAATACAATAATAAAAAGGCAAAAATTATAGGCGTAGGAAGTATATTAATGTTATATGAATTCGCACATAGACATGAGAATCTGAATCCAGTACTATTCAATCAAACACTAGATATCGCAGAGTGTTTCTACTTACCTGATGGCGAGACAGTATGCGTTAAAAAGACATTCTGGCTGAGATTAATACAAAGAAAATGGAAATCCATTTATAAACAAAGAAAAGAAATGAATAATAGTCTTGATATGCCTACAATAAAAGGTATGTTAAATAACATTTAATGAGTACAATTAAAACACACCGAGATATATGTTATATATACGTTATATACGTTATATAATGCATATTTTTTATTTATTTATTTGCATTATGTAGTGAATAAGATACTTGATAAGTTAGTTAACGCTTTTTACCGCCTTTTAACGCTTTTGTTTTTCTTTGATTTGTTTTGTTTGGACTTATTTTTCTTAGCTTTGCTTTTATTCTTACCTTTGCTTTTAGTTTTTTTGTATTTAGTTTGATTCATTCTCATCACATTCAATATTCCTGCAGCTTTTAGTTTTCTGGATTTTTGTTTATATCCTTTAGATTTATGTCCTTTAGATTTATGTCCTTTACTTTTGCGTCCTTTAGTTTTGTATAGTTCAATACTATTTTCAATACCATTATTTCTAAGTACCCCTCTTGCGCTTGATTTATAACTCGTATTTTTCTTTCTACGTCCACGTTCTGAATACATATAACCACCTTTTGTGGTATTAGTATAACTATCGAGTTCTTCCTTTAATTTATTAATATTGGTAGTTATTGGGTTGTTTTGACCCGCATCCATTTCAGCCAACCCATTAATATGATTAATAGCTTTATTGATTCCTTCTTTAAGTTTTTGGTTTTTTGCGGTTAAATCTGCAATCTCATCGGGTGAATTGGTGTTTTCAATTTTAATATTATTTTTGTCAATTTGTTCTTTTGATTTCATAATGTCCTTTACTTTTTCACTTATTTCTTGGATATTTACACTAGTATTTTGAAGGAATTCCGCATTACTTTCCGAGGATTTTTTTATTGTATCATCTAATGTCTGAAGGATATCTTCTACTGGATCATTTCCATCATTACTATTCATACTTATATATTATAACTACAAATAAATAATTTATATACAAAAAATATTTACTAATTAAAATTAAGGTATACTAGAGTATATCATCATATAAAAAATGCCTAATTAGCATAGCTAGGAATACTATCTATATCTAATAAATCATTAGTTTTGCCTATATTATTACAGACGAACCGTGAAAAATGTTCTCGTTTTAATTGATTATCTGGCGTATGATTATGAACGATTCTAGCTATCATTTTATACAATTTAAAATCAGGGTACCTGTCATCGCCATTAGATTTATACAAAATATTAATGCCTTTATCATCCAAACACCATTCATTAATCAACTTCGCTATCGGATCTTTTAACGCACCCTTAATATTAGTAATATCCTCTATTAAATAATCAAAAATGGAACAAGCCAATCTACATAAATCAAAACTATAATTGGGTTCTAAACGCGGTTTATTTTTATTTAAAAATGGCTCTGTATTATATTGTGTGGCGGCATCTTCGCCGCTCTTAAAGCTATCACTGCAAAATATGTTACCTTTAAACCTATATATCCCTCTGCCAAAATCAATTATCTTGTATATTTTTCCAAAAGTAGGCACTTTATAATATTTATTCTCATATTTATAATACAAGTATTGTGCATCGGTGTCACAATACATAATATTGTTGGTATGAAGGTCGTTGTGTGTAAAACTAAATGTTCGTTGATAGGTAATTAAAATCATAATAACCTGCATTAGACATGAGCACCATTCATCATAATTCATACACCCGTTCATTAAAATGTCATCAAGTGTGTTTTTGCATCGTTCCATGAATATTAATTGCACGGGGAATTTCTCAAAAGTGACATTAATGATTTCGTCACTTGCTGATACATCTGAGCAGGTCATTTCGTCACTATCATCTGTGTATTCAGTCGTACTAGCTGTACATTCGTCGTCATCCTCGTCACAATCCATTCCATCATCACTGTCGTCGTTTTCATCAGAAGTATAAGATGAAGTAGATGAACATGAGTCAGAACATTCAGAGTTGTTTGATTTATTTGACGTATTTGATGCATTTGATGTGATGGAAACGATAGAAACTGAATCTAGATCTTTTACATCTTTCTGTTTACTATCATTAATACCAATCTCTATTATATCGTTGTTAATAGTTTGTGTTGTATCAAATGGAACAGCAGCATCAGCTAAATCACTATCATCCAACATTTCTATTGAAGTATTTGAATTGCAAGTCATCGATTTATTAATTTTAATAGGAGGTCTACCTGATTTACTATCGCAGTCATTTTCAAATAAATAATCATAGTCATCTACCTTGAATAATTTATTTTTATTTTTATTGAAAAAATCGGAATCTACTAAATATTCAAGGTCGTCCGCAATATTAACTGTATAATCTTTCTTGACTGTAATAAAAGAGCCAAAATAATCAACACCATGAAAGAAATTATGAGCACGCATTAGTTTGCTGTTCAAGTAAGTAAAAAAACTATCTACGTATGCGCTATTATTGTAATTCTTGATTTTAGAATATACATTTTCATTAGTAATATTTGGTAGGTTAAATAAGTCCTCGTTGGTCGTATCGTATTTCCCTATAATGTATTTACAAGGATCGAGTAAAGGTGCGAATTTAATAAATACACTACTTTCTTTTTTCTTTTTAGTTTTGGTGTTAAACAGAAAAGTGTTGTAAATATTTGCATTTTCCTTCTCCTTATAATTAACAGATTGGACGTTCCATTCGTTGTTAAGAACTATATTATTGTAGTTTGTTTGATTCAAGCTAAAAAATCTGGAATAAATAGGCAAAAAATTTTGTGTATTTTCTGAATTTAAAATATCTGCTTTTTCTAAATTTGCAAACAATTCACCGTTTTTACTTTTATGATAATTAATATCCATTAAAGTTATTATTATGTATAAAATAAAATTATTATTACATTTTGAACTAATAACATTATTCATTTCGTTTTAGTATAGTTTTAGTATGAATTAGTATGTACTGCTATATATTAGTATATCTTCGTTATAAACTACAAAGTTTCGTTAAATATATTAAATAAATAAATATTATGTATATATCAATCATATGACTTTAGAATTAAAAAAATTTGATATGAAGAATATCAGTTTCAAGCCATCCGAAAATAAAGGCCCCGTAGTAGTTTTAATAGGAAAGCGTGATACTGGTAAAAGTTTTTTAGTCAGAGATTTATTGTATTATCATCAAGATATACCTATAGGTACAGTTATATCTGGCACAGAAGAAGGTAACGGGTTTTACGGAAAAATGGTCCCACGATTATTTGTTCACCACGAATATAATACAAGCATTATTGAAAATATACTCAAACGTCAAAGAACAGTATTAAAAGAAGTAAAAAAAGAGATGGCTGCATATAAAAGAACTACAATAGACCCGCGTGCATTTGTAATTCTGGATGATTGTCTGTTTGATGGTAGCTGGACACGAGATAAAATGATGCGTTTACTCTTCATGAATGGGCGTCACTGGAAGATAATGTTAGTCATTACCATGCAATATCCGTTGGGTATACCGCCTATGTTACGAACTAATATAGATTACGTTTTTATTTTAAGAGAGAATTATATAGCTAATAGAAAACGAATATATGAGAATTATGCAGGAATGTTTCCTACATTTGAATCGTTTTGCCAGGTTATGGACCAGTGTACGGAAAATTACGAGTGTCTAGTTATCAACAACAATTCAAAGTCCAATAAATTGTATGACCAGGTATTTTGGTACAAAGCTAGTAGTCATGGCGAGTTTAGATTAGGGTCTAAAGAATTTTGGGATTTATCAAAAGATATGAATTCAGACGACGAAGACGAAAAGTATGATCCTAGTGCTGTCAAAAAAAGAGGCGGAGGTCCGCGTATAAATGTGAAAAAAAGTAGATGGTAATTTGATGGATAGTAATTTGAATATGTAGGTGGTATATGTTTACCATGATTTATTTATTAGACATGACTATGATTTATTATATATAATATGCTATGTATTATATATAGTATTGATATGAAACCATTATTCAGTCCTTTTTATAAAATGAATTTGAAGTATAAATATCAGCATTATTTAGGTATATCTCTGATAACAGCTATTACAGCTATTATTGCTATTCGAGTAAATGAATATGTAACTAATGAAGAAAGCGAATGTAAAAAAAATAAAAATGATTCATTACGATGCAAACTTATTAATAACAATTATTACCGAGATTTCGAATTATTTGTAGCCACAATTTTAGCGACATTTTTAGGATACATCATTATATATTTGTTTACAGGATACGTTGGATAATAAAAACAAATAAAAACAAAACCAATAATCAATATTAGATAATCAATATTAAATATTTAATATGGAAAAAGCAACAAATGTAATGCGAATAATTGCCTTGATTGGAGCTATATTAACTCTATGTTTTATACTTTGGTATTATGTCTACATATGTATAATATATCCTAACCAGATGTCGCGCAGAAAAACACGAAGAGTACATGTTACAGATTCAGACACAACATCAGATAATAATGCAGTAACATCTGGATCTAACCAAGAGGATGTAGAAGATGAAAGTAAATACGAAGATCTAGATGGCTATGATATAGAATCCAACTATTCCGATCAGGGGGGAGAGGTCTTTGTTAAAAGAGCTTATAAATGTGTTTATAACTCTATTTGTGTATAAGATTTAGTCCTTCTTCTTGCTATCTTCCACAAAAGGTCCACTCACTAATTGTGATTTACCATTATCACTTTTACCCATAATAATGTTTTCACCTTCAAACAATTCATTACAAATATCAGCCGATGAGATTTCCTGGTCTTTTCCAGTAAGTGTTTCAATCTGTGTATTGTTGTTAATACCAATCAAATTTCCATCCTTATCAACTGTCTGTGTCAAGACATTTCCAGATTTTTCCGCCTTTTCGATGTTATCTTTGATAGCATCTTTTTTCGTGGTTTTTACACGTTCATCGAATGCCACCTTCGCCTCTTGGTCGTTTTTATTCTTTTCTTTCATCAACTGGTTAAGCTCATCTTCCATATATTCGACCTTACCTGTCTTATAAGCTTCTGGGTCCCATGGCATCCATAAACCCACAGGTCCTACAAAAACATCGTGGTTAGGGTCAATTTCTCGTAGTAATTTAGCGCGCATTTCAGCTTCCTCTAAAGTAGGATAACTACCGCGTATCTTTAGACCTCTTGTTGATGTAGTAAAATTATGTGAAATATTGAACTTCTTTTCAAGTTCTTCTTCATTATTGTCCACAAAGGTTTTGTATTCATCGTTAATATTGATACTGCCAAGACTTTCCTTCTCTTCCTTTACAAATTCCTTCAAATCATTTGACACATCATCAAATGAAAGGTTGTATTTATAAGAAACAAAACTAGTAAATTGTACGAATTTCTCCATGGATTTATTGAAATCCCATTTCTTTAGGAAATTTTCAAAGAAAAATAATTCCTTTTGTTTTAAGATATTTTCAGGAGAAATAAAAGATACACATGTAAATTTTTGTCCAGCGATGGCTTTATCCTCATCTAGTAAATCTACATACTTAGGATTAGGTTTTCCGTTAAAATTTTTTCTTTCAAAACTACTACTGTTATCTGCCATTATACTTTATTAACAGTACATTATTTAAGTTTTTTTAGTAAACTTATATTTAATATTTATTTAATATTATCCATACTTTTTTTTTCTAGTGAAATATTATATAATGAAAGGTACGGTAAACGTGAGTGAACTTATTAGAAGAATCATAAAGTACTTAGTTGAGGGTCTTATGGTCGCTATTGCAGCATATGCTATCCCTAAGCGTTCTTTGAACATGGAAGAAATCATTCTGATTGCTCTAACTGCTGCCGCAACATTCAGTATTTTGGATACTTATGTACCAACTATGGGTGTCACCGCAAGGTCTGGTGCTGGATTCGGTATTGGTGCTAACTTGGTTAGATTCCCAGGAGGATTTTAAATGTAACAACTTAATTATCCAGCTAAATACGTTTAATCGAAATAAATACGGTTAATCGAAATAAATACGTTTAGTAATAATATATTTATTTGCGTATTTATTGTGTAATCTACTCTTAACATCATTCAAAAATTTGGTATAATATTTTATATTTTATATAATATATTACGTTATAGTATATGAATAAAACTTATAAGAGAAGTAAAAATAAAAATAAATATAAAAATATTAATCATTCCAAAACTTTGAAAAGAGAAACAACAACAGATAAATGTCCACATATGAAACAGGTTGGCAATCAATATGCACCAATCACTAAATCCAGACCACATACATTAGTACTAGATGGACATAAATATACATTCTACACTTGTTGTCGAACTTGCTGTAAAGATATGCTAATGTTGCAAAAAAGAAAACCAGCAGAATTCAAAAGACGTTACGTTAAAGGTACCACAAATGGAAACTTATATTTAAAGCACAAGGACACACACAAAGTGGTTCAAATCGCAAAGAAAAGTAACGCAAAAGGAACGAACAAAAGTAAATGCGGAAAAAGTAAGAAAAGTAAGAAAACTACATTAAAGGGAGGAAACAGAGTAGTATATGGTAGGGGATATGGTGCTAATTGCGACACACCTGACCAATCCATATTCAATACCCCTTTATTGAAATTGTTCCCATATACACCTTAATTAAAGGATATTTATACAACTGTAAAAAAGGTACTGACGACCCTATATGGTAGGTATAAAACCCCAGTCCAACTCTTCGCAAATTTTCTTCCAAATATTGTCCTGTTCAATCCTTTTGTCTCGGTCTTTTAACATAGGGAAAAACTCAAGATATTGCACCTCGCCTAATAACTCACATAGCTTATATGCTGTATAATAATAATTCAAGAAATTAACTCTGTCCCCTGGACAAAACTTGGAATACGGCGCCTGAAGTTCCATAAATAAATTACACATCGTACCCTCTAGTTCTTGACTCATTACAGGCGGTTTGATTCCCAATTTGTCTTTAATAAATTGAATGTGTTCATAATATTTATTATAACCCAATTTCTTCAATATTTCTTTCGTTTTGCTATTGGTTATTTCATCTAATCCAATTCTTTCTTTTTTGATTTGCAATTTAATGTTCTCAATAACTTCAGGAGGTATTTGCGTTGTTTCCTTACCTTGGAATTGTGCCAGAATTTCTTTAAAATGATTTATTCTTTTGTATGCATAAAAAGACACTTCATTTGGTGGTTCTTTGTATGACGGTTTATCATTCTCTAATAAATATGTAACCATCTTTGCACACAAATTACATACCATTATTCCTTCGTCTTCCATAGGTATCATTTCACCCTTTGAACAATATTGACATACATCTGTTGACTTGACATATGCATTCATATTTAAAAACTCATCTTTATCTACATTATACAGATATTTGTGAACAATATTATTTCTTGTTTCATTATCCGATTCATCTTTAGCGTTATCTTTTATTTTGAAAAAATTGTTCACTAATGTATTTTTATTATTATTATTACTGTTGTTAGCTGCAGAAGATATGTTTTTCTTATTTTCAAAGTATTCAAAAATGTAATTTGAATTATCTAAAAAGTATTCTTTCTTTTTTAGTTTTAAAATATTAATTTCTGTATTTAGCTCCTTAAACCTGTCCTGTAAATTAAGCTTATCCTCCAAAGATTTTACATTTCCCAACCTATGTTTAACTTTTCTTTTTTCCATCTTCAATTTAGGTATCTTTTCATCATAATCTTTGCTGAATTCTTTTAAAAAATCCTGATGAGTATTATCTAGTGTGATAGATGTCTTATTTAATTTTATCTGTTTACTAGGTTTAGGTTTAAAAGAATTATTCATGTTAATTTTTATACTATAAAATATATATTCTATTTAACTCAAAAAAAATATATATAATATTTAGAACAAGTTTGAATTTATCTTCAACTTTTCTTTTCATTATAATAATGGAAAATACAGAAATATTTAATAGTAAAATTGACGGTAATTATGAGATGGATGTTTGTTTATTCAAGAAAATGATGTTATTATATAATGCTCTAGAGGAAGGATGGGAGGTCAAAAAAAAAGATGATTCATACATATTCAAGAAGAAGCATGAGAATAAAATGGAAGTATATAATGATGATTTCATCATCAATTTCATCAAAAGTAATATGAATATATAGGTAAATTACACTAGTTTCTATTAACAACGCTACATAATGTATATGTCTATTGTAAATATTCTGTGAATAATGTAATAATCACGAATATTAGATGATTTTATTTTAATTATTAATTAAATTAAAATAAAAGTTTTTTTTTTCTTTAGCAATATTATAAAAATGGGTGGAGGTTTAATGCAATTAGTTGCCTATGGCGCTCAAGATGTCTATCTTACTGGTAATCCTCAAATTACATTCTGGAAAGTAACCTACAGACGTTATACTAACTTTGCTATTGAAGCAATCGAACAAACTTTCAACGGTCAAGCCGATTTCGGTAGACGTGTCCAATGTGTCATCAGTAGAAACGGTGATCTTGCCTACAGAACTTATCTTCAAGTTACTGTTCCTGAGATCAACCAACTTATGGGTCTTGGAAACTACACTACTGGTGAAAACACCGGTGTCTATGCCCGTTGGTTGGACTTCCCTGGTGAACAAATAATCGCCCAAGTTGAAGTCGAAATCGGAGGTCAAAGAATCGACAGACAATACGGTGACTGGATGCACATCTGGAACCAACTTACGATGACTTCTGAACAACTTAGAGGATACTTCAAGATGATCGGTAACACTACTCAGCTTACCTTCATCACTGATCCTTCATTTTCTGATGTCGAAAGTCCTTGTGATTCTGAAGCACCAAGACAAGTGTGTGCCCCAAGAAACGCACTTCCTGAAACTACTCTTTACATCCCTCTTCAATTCTGGTTTTGCCAAAACCCAGGACTTGCTCTTCCTTTGATTGCTCTTCAATACCACGAAGTCAAGATCAACCTTGATATTCGCCCAATTGATGAGTGTTTGTGGGCAGTTACTACTCTTAACTGTAACACCTCACCATACTCTGGATCTACAGGACAATACAACGCTGGAAGACCTGTCCCTGCCACCATCGCATACAACCAATCTCTAGTTGCTGCTTCTCTTTATGTTGACTATGTGTTCCTTGATACCGATGAAAGACGCAGAATGGCACAAAACCCTCACGAGTACTTGATCACCCAACTTCAATTCACAGGTGATGAATCTGTTGGTTCCTCAAGTAACAAAATCAAATTGAACTTCAACCATCCTGTTAAGGAACTTATCTGGGTTGTCCAACCCGATCAGAACGTTGATTACTGTTCATCTTTGACTTGTGATGCTCTTCTTTTCAAGGTTCTTGGTGCACAACCATTCAACTACACCGATGCTATTGATGCACTTCCCAACGCAATCCATGCTTTCGGAGGTCCTCAATCCATCGCTGCCGATTCCAGAGCATACATCGACGCACGTGGACTTTTCCAAGATGCAGGAGCTCTTGACTATATCCCAGGAGAAGGATTCACCGGATACTGGCACGGACCTTCCAACCCATACAACGAGGCAAACATGGGTGGACCTCAATTACAAGTCAATACCGACGGATTATCTCCTGATGCTGCACAAGGTCTTGAAGATTCTGGATCTCATCTTGATAACTCTGGTGTCTCTGATGCAGGAACCTTTGTCCTTTCTGAAACTTCCCTTGACATGCACTGTTGGGGACAAAATCCAGTTGTTACTGCTAAGTTGCAATTGAACGGTCAAGACAGATTCTCTGAGCGTGAAGGTTCTTACTTCTCATGGGTCCAACCTTACCAAGCACACACCAGATCTCCTGATGAGGGTATCAACGTGTACTCATTCGCTCTTAGACCTGAGGAACATCAACCATCTGGAACCTGTAACTTCTCCAGAATTGACAACGCAACTCTTCAACTTGTTCTTTCTAACGCAACTGTTGAGGGAACCAAGACCGCAAAGGTTCGTGTCTATGCTACCAACTACAACGTGCTAAGAATCATGTCTGGTATGGGAGGTTTGGCTTATAGTAACTAAATTAACGGTTATTTACCAATTATTTACCAAGTATTATATTTTTATTTTACACTATCAAATGTGTTAATTAGTTAAATTTATAAAATTAAAAAATACTTTTATAAATTGATCTACTATTATTCAAAATATACCATGAAATATAACATCATATAACATCATATAATATATATAATATATATAATATCATATAATATTTATAAACATTAACTAAAATGAGTTATTTTTGATTAATACAATAAAAAATTGATTTAAAAATGAAATAATATTTATGTCATAATAACGTAAAATGGTTAAATATACTTGCGAAAAGTGCAGAAAGGAATTTACACAAAAAGGACATTATTCAAAACACCTAAATAAAAAAAATCCATGTATTACCAAAAGTAAGAGTAAAGAAAATATTGAAAAAGTTGTTGATGAAAAGATGAATGAAATAAAACGTAATGAAAGTGTACACGTTGTATCAGAAGTAAACGAAAATAAAAAAATTAAATTTATAGATTTATTTTGCGGAATAGGAAGTTTTCATTATTCATTCAAAAAATTAAATTGGGAATGTATAATGTCTTGTGATATTGATAAGGCAGTAAAAGAAACATATAAAGAAAATTATGGCTTAATGCCTCTTGGTGATATTACTGAAATAGAACCAATAAATATCCCTAATTATGATATATTATGTGCTGGATTTCCTTGTCAACCGTTTAGCCAGTGTGGACAACATAAAGGTTTTGATGATAACAGAGGAACATTATTCTTTAATATAATGAAATTTGTTGAATACCATAAACCAAAAATTATTATTCTAGAAAATGTACAGGGATTATTAAATCATGATGGAGGTAAAACTTTTGACAGAATAAAACATGATATTGAAACAGCAGAATATACAATTACATATAAAGTTATAAAATGTAGTGATTACGGATTACCTCAAATGAGAAAACGCTTATTTATTATAGGGGTTAGAAATGATACTAAAATTGTTAAACATATTGATAAATTGCTTGGTTTTGATGAATATAAAAAAGAAACAACATTAACAGAACTACTTGGTAAAAATTTCGAAAAAAAAACAGCGTATACTATTAGATGTGGAGGTAAAAATTCTCCTATTAATGATAAACACAACTGGGATGGGTATATGGTTGATGGAAAAGAATACAGATTAACAACAGAGGACTGTTTGAAAATACAAGGTTTTAATATTGATTTTAAACTATGTGGAAATAATAAAGATAAATGGAAACAATTGGGAAACACGATTCCAACTATATTTACTGAAATAATTGGATTAAATATAAATAAATATTTATAATTTACGTAATTCTTCAATCAAATTTTCAAAATTTAATTTAAACAATCTATCGTCTTTCTTTTTGGGAAGACAACTAATTATTTTTCTTTTTGCATCTTCTCTAAATCTTTGAGCTGATGGGTAATCGTTTGATATGGTTAATAATATATATAGAGTTGGTGGAAATGTGTAACTCCAATCATCTTGCGTCCACCTTTCACGACAAGTAGTTTTACAACTAATAACTTTATAATCTGTTATTGATTTACCTACTTCAATATTTTCTCCAAGTACAAAATCTATGATATGATAACATTTTCCTTTTTTTTTATTAAATCCAACAATTATTCCTGATTCATTTATTGTTACTTGTTTTTTATAAGGTATATTATTTTTATCTAATACGCCAACTAAAATATCATTTTCAAGAAAATCTCCGTTTCCTTGATTTTTACTTTGATGTATTGATATTGATTTATTGTATAATTGTAATAAATCAACATCGCTTAATAATGGCGCTATTTGTTTTAGTTCTTGAATTATTTTTAAATTATTAGATTTTTTTTTCTCTTCTATTCTTGATAATACATATTGATTATCAAATGTAATTGTAGTGTTAGTTTCCATTTTGTAATAATAATGTAAATATTATTTGTTTAATTATTTACATTTCATTTTTTTATTAATCGATTTTATTAACAAAATATTACAATAAAAATATTACAATAAAAAATGTTACTAATTAAAATGTTAAAATGTGTACTGTTTTTGTTTTTTAGTTTTTATTTTTTAGTTTTTGTTTTTTAGTTTTTATTTTTTAGTTTTTATTTTTTAGTTTTTATTTATTTTTTACGCGAACTAACTAACTAACTAACTAAATAAACGATTCATATTCATTATCTCTGGTTTATCTACTTCATCCGAGAACAGTTTCATAATTAAACTATCATCGCGAAATCTTATTGTATAATCATTTTGAATATTGGTTCTTCCAATTCTACCCATAGCTTGAATAATCTTCTCCTGTGTTAGATTCAAATCTTTACTTATATATCCATGACAAAACTGATAATTAGTACCATATATATAATCACTGGATGCTATTATCATATACAATTTCTGATTATCAGCCAATTTCTTCATAATCTCTGTGTATTTTATATTTGCATGATTTATAAAGACACCAATACCCATCATCAGAAGAACTTTATAAGAATTATCAACCCCACACAACAACATTATTTCGTCTACTATACCTTCGTCAATATCTGACGTGTAACTACTAGATGTATCTGTATTACGCGGTGACCACTTTTTCTTATGTAAGTCCTTATTCGGAATGTATGACTCATTCAACAATACGCTTTTCAATTTACCTCGGAATTGATTTATTTCTACCGTCAACTTGTTCAATTTAATCTTGCTCGAACTGTTTACATCATCTGGACAATCCCTGTTAAACTTTCGGATATCTTTTCCATTTGTCTTAGAGGTGGCACTTTCAATACCAGAAACATCCTCTATATCCTCTTTCAAGCACTCTACTTCCTTTTCTAAGACATCTATTTTTTCATTAAGAGTATTGTTGTAATATATCTTTCTAGAAATATCCTCCATTATCACACTTGGAATTTTTGATTGTTGAATACAAAAGTTGGCTACCTTTTCCACGTTTTCGGTTATGAAAATAGTAGGACCATCTGTTAAAGTGTATGCATCTTTAGTAGTAACATAAATACCTGAGGTACCATTCTGTGTGTCTGTTTTAGGACTTACCACTTCTCCATAACTTACTGCACGACCTAAAGGTTTACCTGCCATATTGTTATAACTGCTTAGTCCGTGAGGAGTGTTAACCAATTCGGGTCCGATACTTTGTGATTTATGGATATTATTATTATTCAAATAAGTAGTATTCTCCAGTATTTTTGCACGACGAATCGTTTTGAAATAGGTATATATTGCACCCCATGTACCCTTCATCACATTTTGAAGAATCTGTATATAATATACCTTAATTTTTGTCATCGTCAAATCATCAATTTCTTCAAAATGATATGGTATTTTGTATTTAGTACTAATATAATTATTATCATTTACATACATGATAAAATCAATTATACCTTTGAAATCAAAATATCTTAAAAGTGTCTTGTTGTTTTCACAGTGTTTGGCAATCTCAATAATATTTTGGTAATCATCTGATAAATAATGCGGTAATACTACACAACCATTATTATTGATAATCGGAATACTTTTCTTACAATCATAACTTGCAATATTATCGATAATACAGTTGTCTCGGTATTTATCGCGAAACTTGGTAATAGTTTCGTCAATTTCATGTAACTTTGGAAGCGTAGCAGAAGATAAAACAATATTACGAATCTTGTTTTTATTCCAGTTACGCTTAATCATATCATGAAATTCATGATGTTCATAATCCAACGTAATGGTCGGCTCATCCCAGTACAATATAATGTTATCGTGTCTGTTGAACCCCTCTTCGTTCTTGTTAAACGCCCTCATGTAGTTCATCGCTATCAAATAGGATTGAACATCACATATCATTATCTCTACGTTTTGACCCAAACTATTGTCTATCTTTTTATTACCACCTTTGTATACTATATAACTACCATCTGGACGTTTAACATAATCTTTCACGGCATAATTATGCAACCGAATATCTGCAGCAGTTTCGCATCCAAAGGCAAACGCAATTTTTTTCTTGAGTGCTATCGCAGAACGCGCCAAAGCTAATCCAACATGTCTAGCTACACATACAAATAGTATTTTATACCCCTCAGATAATCCTATAGGGGTTAATGTTTTTCCAGTACCTGTGGGTGCCATATATAGTACCAACTTGGCTTGTGGTTTATCCTTTTCATAATCTTCATCATCGCTGTCACTTGTGTACTCAATACTTTCTTCGCTCTCCTCGCTACATTTGCTCTTGTCATCATCATCATCTGTCTTACCTGTCTTTTTGTCTTCTGATGTTTTGTTGTCATCCTCTGACGCTTTATTATCATTATCGTTATTATTTTTATTGTTTATTTTGAAAATATTAAATATTTGTTTTTGATGTTCATACAAAGTTAAGTCGCTGTATTTCAATAAATCTTTATTTCGTTCAATAATTGTTTCACCATTAGCAATCAATTTTGATATATCCAAAGTAGGTTTGAAATTGTTTAGTATTTTTTCTAGAATGCTAACTACGTGTCTATTTACGGTTGGTATTTTATTCTTAAACAAAATGCTTAATGTATAATAGGATGACATGAACTTTGTAGTACTTTTTTTTCCATGGTAACTTACTATTTTTCGCGCGTGATTTAGTAGGATATACTCATACAACTCCATATTCATGATTTTTTTGATATCATTACGCTCTAGACGGATCCTATCAGCAGAACTTATTTTCACATTTTTATTCGCTTGAATACAGTCAAAATCGTGATAGATCTTTTTCATGGTTTCAATTAATGCGTCACCTGCGGTTCTAAAATAAATGTTGTACAGATGATCTTCCATCTTGGTGGCGTATTCCATCTTCAAATACATGAATAATGTTTGTGTATTATTTGACCTTACATTTTGATTATGGAATCCATCACGAATCAGTTTTAATACATTCAACTCTTCTCCTGAAAAATCCTTTTCAACCGAGTCCCATTCAATTTTGTTTAGTTTTCTTTGTTGCAAATCCATTTTCTTAATATGTTATTTATTAATTCTATCTTTTTATTAAATACTTTCATTTTTATTTATAATAACCAACTTTTATTTATAGCTTTTATTTATAAATAAAAATGAAATGTATGAGTCATATGTTATAGATTTTAAAGTAATTTATATAACATACCATCAAAATGAGTACAACTACTAATTGTCGCTATACAAATGCATATGCAAACACAAATACACATATGGAATATAATTATAATAATAATATAATTATTTCAATAGAGGGAAATATAGGTTCAGGTAAATCGACGTTTCTAGAAAATATAAAATCGAAATTTACAAACAATAAAAACATCATATTTTTAAAAGAACCCGTTGATGAATGGGAGAAAATACGAGATGAAAATAACACTACTATGCTTGAATTATTTTATAAAGATCCTAATAAACACGCATTCGCATTTCAAATGATGGCATATATATCTAGATTAGCCATTATAAAATATGCATTACAAAACAATAAAAATTCAATCATTATCACCGAACGAAGTTTATTTACGGATAAAATGGTATTTGCAAAATTATTATACGAATCTAAAAACATATCACTTGAAAATTATACTATATACTTGACATGGTTTGATACGTTTGCTAATTATTTCAAGATAACTACAATAATATACATTCAAGCATCTCCTAATACATGTCATCGCAGAATAGGTAAACGTTCACGGACTGGCGAGAGTGATATTAGTTTAGATTACCTATCTAAATGCCATGAATACCACAACGATATGATTGATAGCGACAATTTTAAAAAGACAAATAAAATTGTTTTTGAGGCTGATAATGATATTTACGTAAATAGCTCAATATTAGATGAATGGATTGTCAGAATCGATAAACATATAGCGTTACTTAGCCATAATCGTGTTGAACAACATGATGGAATGAAGAATATATTAATGACTACATGTTAGAGTATCAATATCTATAGTAATAGACCCGTAACTATAAAATATAACTATAAAGATATAACTTAGCTTAGTGAACCATTTCAATAATTGTTTTAACTTTTAATTACCCACAGTTTTACGTTTTTTTATTTCATTTATCATTTTTTGCACTTCTGAGATTTTATCTTTATATGGTCTTGATAAGCATGATATATTTTTATATTTACTTGAAGTCGGTACTGCAAAAAAACCACAAAATCTGAATCGTCCACCTTTACGTAATTTTTCAGAGGTTTCAGGATCTCTTATAATCCTGCCTTTTAGATCTTTGTTGGTTGCACTTAATGACCCATTTTTGTGACTCCATATACCAGTATTATCTTGTCTATAAAAATGATAGTCAGTACCATCTGCCGCATGATACAAAGCTATCTTATAATAATGGTTAGGACATTCTTCTCCATGTTTTAATTTTATAATGCAAGGGTTATCTTTTTTCATACGGGCTTCTATATTTGTACATTTACTGAATGTTTTTTTATAGATTTTATCGTTTGTATATTCGTCTATATATCCAGAATACCGACCTGGTTGAGGTTTCAAATACACCAAGTTATCTGGTTTTTTGTTAATTTTTTTATATTCTTTACATATCTCTGCCATTTTAGGATCAATCAAATTAAGTGCGTAGGAATAACAGTTGTGTGCTGTTTTAATATTTACGTCTTTATTCCATTTATCGGGTTCATATATTGGGTGGTTTTTGTTACATAAATTCATATAATATACCTATATATATTATCCTAGATATAATTTTACATTAGCAAATTTTTAGTCGGTATAATAAATATAAGGATTTAGATATTTCTACACGCCATTTAGGTAGAGTTGTTAGAGCAAACAATCGGACAAGGAAACGGACACGACACCAACATTATCCAAAAGAACGAAGAAAACAACTCACATACAAAAATAAAGAAATGGAAGCATTCTATAATGAAGTGCGTAAATATCCAATTGATAAGATTATTTGTTTAGATGAAACCAGTATAGGTTCTCATTTGAAACCTTCATATAGTAGATGTTATATTGGTAAGCGTTGTATAATCAAAACAAATAACAACTTTGTATTCCGTAGTTTTACTTTGTTAGTTGCAATCAATAATTCAAAATGCGTGGGTAAATCATTTTATGAAAAGGGTGGAACAACCAAAGAAAGAATGGTAGAGTTTATAG